TTTCTCAGACAACTTATACGTTTACTGAGGAAGAGGTTAATGCACTGTATAATTCTATTCAAAAGTTGGAATATTCTGATAGTTTAAATCAGAAAATTATCGAAAATTTGAATGAACAGATATATATGTATATACAACAAACTGAAATTGATAGTACAATAATTGAGAATTATAAGGAACAACTTGAATTGAAAGAAGAATTTATTAAAACAATAAAACCAGCATGGTACGATAATAAATATCTATGGTATTCTATGGGTATAGCTTCTATGATCGTACCAATATGGGCAGTAGGACAAATAAAATAATGGCAACTGATTTTAAAAAAGTAATAAAAAGAGAATATATGAAATGTGTTGAAGATCCAGTATATTTCATGAAAAAATACTGTACCATTCAACATCCTCAACGGGGGAAGATGAAATTTGACTTATATGACTTTCAAGAAAGATGTCTTAAAGAATTTCATGAAAATAGATATAATATAATTCTTAAATCTCGTCAATTGGGTATATCTACTCTTTCTGCAGGTTATTCTCTTTGGATGATACTATTTCATCCCGATAAGAATGTTCTTGTAATCGCTACGGGTAAAGATACTGCTAAGAATCTTGTTACAAAGGTAAGAGTAATGTTTGATGGTTTACCTCAATGGTTAAGAACTAATACAGAAGAAATAAATAAATTATCATTACGATTAGCCAATGGTTCACAGATAAAAGCAATTGCATCTACTGAATCTGCTGGCCGTTCTGAAGCCCTATCCCTTCTTATACTTGATGAGGCAGCATTCATTGAAAAAGTTGATGAGATATGGACAGCTGCACAACAAACACTAGCAACTGGTGGTGATTGTATTGTTCTTTCAACACCTAACGGTGTGGGTAATTGGTTTCATCAACAATGGATTGGTGCAGAAGACGGAACAAATGAATTCAATACAATAAGACTTCATTGGAGTATGCATCCAGAAAGAGACCAAAAATGGAGAGATGAACAAGATAAAGTTTTAGGTCCATCAAAGGCTGCTCAAGAATGTGATACAGACTTTCTTACTTCTGGTGAATCTGTAGTTGATCCGGAAATATTAACGTGGTATAAAGAGAATATGGTAGAATCTCCGGTTGAAGAGTTAGGAATTGAACGGGGTTTTTGGATATGGAGACAACCTGATTATTCAAAACAATATATTGTAGTTGCTGATGTGGCCCGTGGTGATGGGCAAGATTATTCGGCATGTCAAGTATTTGAAGTGGAAGAAATGGAACAAGTTGCTGAATATAAAGGGCAATTGTCTACAACTGATTATGGAAATTTTTTAATTGAAGTGTCTACGAAATATAATGATGCTTTACTTGTAGTAGAAAATAATAACATAGGTTGGGCTACAATTCAAACTATTATAGATAGAGGGTATAAAAACCTATTTTATCAGTCAAAAGATTTACAAGTTGTTGATGTTGAACATAATATTAGTAACAAATATAGAGCTCAAGATAAGAGTATGGTACCTGGATTTTCAACAACTACAAAGACAAGACCACTTGTAATAGCAAAGATGGAAGAATATACTCGGGAAAAATTAGTTAAAATTCATTCGAATAGACTTATTGATGAATTATTTGTTTTTATTTATAAAACTGGAGTTATACATATTAAGGCAGAAGCTATGGATGGATATAATGATGATTTAGTTATGTCCTATGCATTAGCTTTATGGATTAGAGATACGGCATTAAGAATACAGTCAGAAACAAATACTCAACAATGGTCAATGATGAATGCGATGTTAAAAAGTAATGGTAATAAACCAGAAGAATTATCTGCCGGTTTTGTAAAAGGAAAACCGGGTATGCCGAATCATAATCCTTATGAATTGGATTTGGGTAAAGATGATAAAGAAGATTTAACTTGGTTATTTTAAGAAAATAAATAAGAGGTAAGTATGGCACAAAATGAAAATATATTAACAAAATTAGGTAAATTATTTCAATCTAATATTATTATTAGAAAAACTGATGATGATAGATTGGTTGTAAAAGATTTGGACATGCAACAGAGAGGTTTAACTTCTAATTTTATTGATAGATATAGTAGGTTACACAGTTCTAATCATTGGGGAACCCGGTACGCAGCTAAACAGAATGCTCAGAGTGTTTATGATACTCAAAGAAGAGAACTTTTTAGAGATTATGAAATAATGGATTCGGATTCTATTATTTCATCGGCTTTAGATATCTATTCTGATGAATCTACAATTAATAATATAGAAAATGAAACATTATCTATTAATACTGATAATGTTAAAGTTCATAAAATATTACATAATCTTTTTTATGATATTTTAAATATTGATTTTAATTTATGGTCTTGGATTCGTAATATGACCAAGTATGGTGATTTTTTTCTACAATTAGATATACTTGATAAATATGGGGTTATAAATGTAAAACCAATTTCTGTTTATGATGTTACTAGATTAGAAGATCATGATCCAGATAATCCAAAATTAATTCAATATGAAATTACAGGAGATGCTATCGATAATAATCAAAAAATGATCAAAGAAAATTATGAAATAGCTCATTTTAGATTTATTTCTGATTCTAACTTTCTTCCATATGGTAAGTCACAGTTAGAAGGTGCTAGAAAAGTGTGGAAACAATTAACTCTTATGGAAGATGCTATGTTAATTCATCGTATTATGAGAGCTCCAGAAAAAAGAATTTTTAAAGTAGATATTGGTAATATCCCACCAAATGAAGTTGAGAATTTTATGCAACAAATTATTAATAAAATGAAGAAGATTCCAGTTATTGATCAAAAAACGGGAGAATATAATCTTAGATATAATGTAGAATCAGTTACAGAAGATTATTATTTGCCTGTCCGTGGTAGTGATAGTGGAACATCAATAGAAACTTTAAGTGGTTTAGATAATTCCGGTGCAATTGATGATATTGAATATTTAAGAAACAGACTTATGGCGGCTCTTCGTATTCCAAAAGCATTTCTTGGATATGAAGAAGGTATTGGTTCTAAAGCTACTCTTGCTGCTGAAGATGTTAGATTTGCAAGAACTATCGAAAGATTACAAAAAATTATATGTGCTGAACTTGAAAAAATTGCCGTTGTTCATTTATATACACAGGGATTTGAAGATGCGGAATTGATTGATTTTAAATTAGAATTAACAAATCCATCTATGATACATCAACAAGAAAAATTAGAGTTACTTACTCAACAAGTAGAAATAGCTAATACGGCTATGGAAAATAGATTATTATCTCGTGAGTGGGTTTATAATAATATATTTGAATTTGATCAACATGAAAAGAGTGAAATGTTTGAGGGTGTTTTAGAAGATAGAAGACAGTTATTTAGATTTACTCAAATTGAAGAGGAAGGAAATGATCCATCTAAAACTGGTGAAAAGGTCGGTGAAGACGAAGATATGGAAATGGCTAGAAGGGATGAGTGGGGCGGTAGTGAAAAAGATAGACTTAAAAAAGATGTAAATCCTCATGGATCTAATGCAAAAGATTTAGCAGATGCAACTGCATACCACAGAGAACGACATGGTAAGAGAGAATTCAAAGGTGGTTCACCACTTGCTACATCAAGGGGTTCAACTTTGGTCACTCGTGAAGGATTATTGAGTCAATTGAAGAAAAAATTTGGAAAAAAATTAAATAAACAGAGTATTTTAAGTGAAGATGCTATTTTAGACGAATAAATATATGATAAATAGTAATTTTTTTATATTTATATATGATAAAATACATATATTTTACGAATTAACGGAGGCATAATTATGCGCAAATTGAAACATAATAAAATCCGCAACACAGGTCTATTGTATGAATTTTTAATTAGACAAGTAACTGCAGATGCTTTAAATAAACTGGATAATATTAAGGGAGTTAATATAATTAAACAACGGTTTAATGAAAAAACGGAGTTAGGTAAAGAACTGGCTCTTTATAATTATATAGTTAATAAAAAATTTAATTCTGATAAACAAGCTGATTATTTTATAAATGAGGTTATGACTGAAAGAAAAAATTTAAATAATTCAATTTTAAAAAGGGAGAAATATAATTTTATCAAAGAAATAAAAGATTATTATAATTTAGAAAAATTTATGTCATCTAAGATTAATAATTATAAAATTTATGCTTCAATTTATAAATTGTTTGAATATATTGAATCTTTGTCTCCTGAGGAAAAAACTGAAGCACATTTTAATCTTATAGAACATGTTACTACAAAAGAAGAAAATATTAAGTTATCAGAAACTGTTAAGGGTTTACCAGAAGATGAAGATTTAAGAATACTTACTTACAAAACTCTTCTTGAAAAATTTAATCAAAAATATTTTAATCTAAATTATCCACAGAAATCTTTATTAAGAGCATATATCAATAATATTTCTAACGTTAATTCGTTGAAAGAATATATACAGAAAGTAACTCCGGTTATTAAAAAGGATTTAAAACAACATTCAACTAAACTTACGGATAAAGTCGTTAAGATTAAGTTAAAAGAGGCTATTAAATCAATAGATAAATTTTGTAATCCGGGTAAATCTAAGATTGTAAAAGATAGTGTAGTAATTCAGACGATGAGATATATGGAATTATTGAAGGAGCTAAAGAAAAGTGGAAATACACACAAAAAAACACTTTAATGAAATACTTAAAACTTTAACTCTTGAAATAGTTGAAGAAGAAGAGTTAGATGAAATAACAACTACCGGTGATGTAGACGGATACAGTACACCAATGGCTTTTACATCGGGGGCTGGTAAAAAGAAAAAAAAAATATTGCTACAAACAGTACTGGATTTAGTGTAGTAAAAGAAGAATTAGATTCTAAAGACATAAGTGTAATTAAAAAACTCATTCGTGATGTAATTGCAGATGTTTATAGAGATATATGGCTCAAACGAAACTCATGGAAATAGGAGAATAAAATATGTCAATGTATATAAGTGCAGATACAGTTAGTGGTCATCCTTTATCTGGATCCGGGAAAATGATACCTAGAGGATTACATAGGAGAGGAACTAATACAGTTTTTCCGAAAGCAGTAACACCGGCAATATCAACTATTACAAAAAATCCAGATCATATTTTTATTAATAATTCTGGATCATATTATTTTAAATATGATACTACAGGATCTATAGGTGATTCTGATGCTGGTGGAGATTCTCCATATGAATTTGGAATGAATATACAAAAGGGAGCTACAGGATTACCAGTAAGATTAGATATTTCACCATGTGCTTGGAGTGGTTCGATTGGTTCTATTGATGATGCAGGGGGAAATCATCAGGCCGGTGATGTAACATTTGTATATAAAGGTAAAGGATAAGGGGAATAATAAAATGTCAAAACAATTATTAGTAGATTATATACCATTTGAAGTAACACAACAACAGATTAACGAATCATTAGCAAAAAATGGTAAGTTAATTGTGGCTGGCGTATTACAGCGAGCAGACGCTAAAAATCAGAATGGTAGAGTATATCCAGCCGAAACTCTTATGAGAGAAGCTAAAAAATACGCACAGGTTCAAATTAAGGAAAGAAGAGCTCTTGGCGAACTTGACCATCCAGATAGTTCAGTTGTAAATCTTAATAACGCATCTCATAATATTTTAGAAATGCACTGGAAAGGTAAAGATTTAGTTGGAACAGTTGAAGTATTAGGTACACCAGCTGGAAACATCTTAAAAGAATTATTTAAAGCTGGTATTAAACTTGGTATTTCATCTCGTGGTTTGGGTTCAGTAGAAGAAATACATGAAAGTGATGGATATACTGATAAGAATGACGATGATGATGGCCAAGACGGTGAACCACCAACTGTAGCAGTTCAACCCGATTTTGAACTTATTGCTTTTGATTTTGTATCCAATCCATCAACACAAGGTGCTTTTATGGCACCAGGTCAAGTCAGAGAAAGTATTAATGAGGGATTGGGTACTAGAGATGGTAGATGTTGTCATGATTGCAAAGTTGAAGATATAATTAACGATATTTTTAGGGCATAAATAATGGATTATAGAGATATATTAGGATTTTCAAAAAAAAGTAAAGAAAAAAAGGAAGTCATTCCTAAAGCGAAGAAACCGTCATTATCTAGTAAACTTAAAGAACAATTTGGACCATTAAATGAATGGACGGACACATCTTTTAGAGATAAGCCTAGGAGATGGGGAGGGGCTTTTAATGGTGATGGTGGACTTACAGAATTTGAAGAGACGGGTGGAAAAGATAATGTAAATGAAGGCCCTGCATACGAATATTCAAAATTTATTAAAAAGATAGAGAAGTCAAGAGATAGTTTTGGTAAAGATGTATTAAACTTTTATGAACTATTGAGAAAAAAAGGTTTAGATGA